CAATTAGGAGTGAATAATGGTTGACACAGCTACCGTTGATGTGGTAACGTCCGACAGCGTGACGGATTCTCCCGAATCTGCGCAGACAAGCAACAGCCCTGATTACGACGCGCTTGCGGGTGAAATGGGTTGGACGCCAAAGGAGAAATTCCGTGGTGATCCTGCTAAATGGGTGGACGCTGAAACCTTTTATGAAAAAGGCCAGCACGTACTCCCGATAGTCAAGTCAAAACTCAAAGAAGAAACCGCAGCGCGGTTGAAACTTGAGGCCGAGTTAAAGCAAACCCGCCAAGACACCATTGCCTTAAAACAGCACATGGAAAAAGCGTCTGCAAGGGAAAAGGCTGAACTCGCTAGTGAGATTGCTCGCCTAAAACAAGAGCGCATTACCGCGATTCAAGAAGGTGATGGCGTTCGTGTCGATCAGGTCGAAACCCGCATAGAAGAACTCAAGGCGGCACAAAAAGAAGAAGTCAAGCCGGTTCAACAGCAAGTCAGGCAAGAAGTCCATCCCGCTTATGCTGAGTGGGTAAAAGACAACAAGTGGTATCAAAGCGATGCAGTAATGACGGCTTATGTCAATGCTCGTGCTTATGAAATGAATTTAGGTGGTCATTCTCTTGAGGACACGCTAAAGGCCATTGATGTTGAAATACGTGAGCGTTTCCCAGAAAAGTTCCAAGACAAGTCAACAGAACGTCCTTCGGCTCATCGAGGAGGAAGTGTGGCGAAGAAAGCCGCACCAAACTCGTATGAAGCGATGCCGCTAGAAGACCAAAAGGCTTGTGACCGAATGGTTAAGCAATATGGCCTTAAGCGCGAAGACTACGTTAAAAACTACTGGAGCTAATCATGGGACGACCAAGCAACGCAGAAATCGCAGCACGTAGTGAGAAGCAAGAAGTTAGAGCAAGAATCGACGCACGGGAATATGCGGCAAAGGTTCGACGCGAGAGAGTAGGCATCACCAGTATTACGAAGCGTTTACCTGACTTTGGTGACAATCCCGGCTGGAAACGGCGCTGGGTGAATGAAGAAAACTTGCCCCAACGGAAACGAGAGGGTTACAGGTTTGTGACCAAAGACGAAGTAAACGATCCGTCGTATGACGCTTCTCGTAAAGATAGTGACCCATCTAACTATCTTTGTTTTGCAGTAGGCGGCGTTACGGATCAGGGTAATTTGCGTCAGGCGTACCTCATGGAGATACCGGACGAAATAGCCTCCGAGTTAGATTTTGAGAAAAGCATCAAGCAGGTCAAGGTGTCCGAGAGCCAAATCCGCAACGGTACGGTGGGTAATCCACAAGCCAAAGGCGGTGTACGGGGCGCCGAAGACGGCGTAACACCAATCAAAATTTCGACTACATAGGAGGGCTAAATGCCTACATTAAATGCTCCATTCGGGCTTCAACCTTATCGCGGTGGTGGTTCGTCTGCGTATGCGTTGCAGACCCGTCGTTACTTCATTCCGTCGTCTAACGGTAACGCTTTCTACATCGGTTCGCCGGTTAAGTTTGCCGCTACTGGTGATGCAGACGGCACTCCCGGTATTGACGTTGCTGCCGGTACTGACACGTTCTGCGGTGCAGTTGTTTCGATTGAGCCCGCAAACGTCGGTGGTATCTCGCAAGTCGGCTCTAACTTGAACTTGGAACAGGTTTCGATTCCAGCGTCCAAGACCCGCGACTACTACGTCTATGTTGCAGACGATCCCAATCAAGTGTTTGAGATTCAGGGTGACGCTACCGCAACCAACCAAGTCCTCGCAAACAGCAACAAGTGCGCTTCGATGACCATTACGGCTCCATCGCCAGCATCCTTCCCGACCTCTGCGACCGTGTTGAACAGCTCTACTATCGCCACCAACAACACGCTGAACCTGAAGTTGTTGGGTTTGTCGCCGCGTCCAGAAGCAAACCGCAAAGGCTTTGGTGCTTATGCTGTTTGGCTTGTCAAGATCAACCTGCACCAGTTGGCTAACGGCGCAACCGGCGTATAAGGGGGAATAAAAATGAGTGGATTTATTGGTACAGGCAATCACCCCAAAGCTCTCTGGCCGGGTGTAAAAACGTGGTTCGGCAACTCGTATGAGTCTTTCGAGAAGCAGTACGCCATGCTCGTCACTTCGATGGAAACGTCTGACAAGGCCTACGAGGAAATCGTGCAAGACACGGGTTTCGTAACGGCTCCTGTCAAAGCGCAAGGCGCGGGTATCGCGTATGACGCAAACGTGCAGGGCTACACAACTCGTGCAACCAACGTTACCTATGCTTTGGGTTACGCGGTGACGATGGAAGAACTCGCAGACAATCTGTACGAAAAAGTCTCGATGGCTCGTTCCAAGGCTCTTGCTTACTCCCACGCTCAGGCGCGTGAGATTGTTACGGCTAACGTGTTGAACAACGGCTTTAGCTCGTCCCTTCAGGTTATCGGTGACGGTCAGGCGTTCTTTTCCACAACCCATCCGTTTACTTCTGGCGGTTCGTTTGCCAACAAGTCAACGGTTGATGCCGATTTGTCGGAAGCCTCGCTGGAAGATGGTTTGATCTTGGTTCGCGGTTTCACTACGGACAAAGGCCAGCCAATCCGCGTTGCGCCTAAGAAGTTGATCGTGGCTCGTCAAAACGAATACAACGCAGCACGTATTCTAAAGTCGATCCTGCAAAACGACACGGGCAACAACGCAATCAATGCGATTCGTGCTACCGGCGCTCTGCCAGAAGGTTACATGGTTTGTGACTATCTGACAGATACGAATGCTTGGTTCATCAAGAACGATATCCCAACGGGTTCGGGCTTTATGTTCTTTGACCGTATGCCAGTCACGTTCGACAAGGACAACGACTTCAACACCAAGAACGCGCTCGCTTCCGCAGTACAGCGTTTCTCGGTAGCCGTTGCTGATCCGCGATGCTATTTTGGCTCTAGCGGTTCGTCTTAATAAAGGACGGGGCGGGGAAACTCGCCCCTACTGACAATGACAGATATGAAGCCAACTCAAGAACCAGTAATCGAAGATTCTGAAATTGACGGCATGGTGGCTGGGTCAATCAACGACCTCGCCATTATGGAGCAAGTTATTCAGAACAAACTCGCCCAAAAGGAAGCGGAAATCGCTGAATTAAAGGCTGAGATAGCCGCTGAGAAGGAAGTTGTGTTGTCCCTTCGCGGTAAAGCGGAAAGCGGTTTGCGTTCCGTTGATGACGAACGTGCCCACGTTGCACAACAGCAAGCCGACCTGATTACTCTGATGCAAGAGTACGACGCGAAGTTGCTTGCCATGAAAGCTGCTGCAAAGCAGTTTTCGGAAACCATCGAATCTATCTAATCCTTTGCGCCTTCGGGCGCTGAGAAATCAGCGTAAAGGAGTTTCACCATGTCAGTTTCAAAACCAACACGTTACACCAAAGGCGTTAGCAATCAGCCTTCATATTCACCTCTTGGTGACTTCCCAATTCCAAGCCCACTTGCCGCGCATATCTACATCAATGACTTTGATGATTACCATGCTGGCGAATGGACGGTTACAACTACTACCGGCACAACGGCAAGATTGGCTTTTAACGGTGGTGCGCTCATTCAAACCACTGCCGCAACGCTGAACGACATTCAATCCAACGTCAAGAACCCTGCATCTTTTACCCCTGTTGCGGGTCAAGGTGTATGGTTTATGTGGCGCGGTCAGTTGTCTAACGCGGCTGGCTGTACGCTTCAAGTCGGCCTTCAAACGGGTGGTACGTTCTTGGCTCCAACGGACGGCATCTACTTCACCAAAGCGGCTGCGGCTACTTCGGTAAGTCTAGTGATTCGCGCATCTAGCGTATCAACCACTGTTGCAATCCCGACCTTCGCATTTGCTGATGCAACTAACGCCATGCTTGCCTTTTACTACGATGGTAAGCAAGTAACGGCATGGGCTTCGACCAGCGCATCTACTGGCGTTCCCGTAACTAACCCCGGTACGGCCAACTCGCCGTCTGTTTACACGGCTACTACCGGGACGCAAACATTGACTAACTTCCCAACGGCTAATTTGTCAGTCGGCTTTGGCTTGAGCGCAAGTTCTGCCACTGTCCGCACCATGACCACTGACTACATCTTGGCAGCTAACGAAATTATCCGTTGATCGTCATTAAACGGATTGATGAGATACGGAGTGAGGATGACAAGGAAACTTTTGTCATCTCTCGCCCGCCTTATCGGTGGTACAAGTTTCGATGGTTGCAGATAAAGGAAATAGCCCGTGTCATCAATGGTCATTGCAAACGTCTATTCCGCAGAGGGGACGGTAGCCGGTAGTTCGGTTATTACCTTCCCGTGGAGACCGCGCAAGGTTGTTGTGACAAACGACTCGGTGATAAACAACATCACCGTGACGATTAAGGGGCAAGCCTTAACCCTAAAGCCCACCGAAACACTAACAGCAATGCTGACGTTGAGTGATCTTACGTTAGCGGGTAACGCAGACTATCGTGTTTGGGGGTTCGGTTGAGTGATTTGGGTTCAGACCTTCGCAAGAATAGCGTCGTTATCCTCGATGACGGCGTAGTTCAAGGCGTTGTCAATCGTATCGACTTTACTGGCGGAACTGTAACGGTCTCCGGCGTTACTGCCACCGTCCCATTAGGCGGGGGCGGTGGTGGCGGGACTACGATCACGGTTCAAGATGAAGGCGTCACCCAAAGCACAACCGTTACCACGTTGAACTTCACGGGTTCCGGCGTAACCGCTTCTGGTGGTGGTGCGACGGCAACAATCAATGTGTCAGGGGGCGGTGGCGGTTCTTCCGTCTGGACTGAAATGGATGTGGACTTCGGCACAAAGCCCGTCTACGACGCCCAATTCACGATTACAGACGCGGGTATCTCCGCCTCCAGCAAGGTTATGGTTCTCCCAAGCGGCAAAGCCGCAACAGGACGTACTGCTGATGATTGGCAATGGGATGGCGCTGTCTTTGCCGCGAATCCTGCGAGTGGTTCTGCTACGTGCTACGCAACATTTCTTCCGGGGCCGATTGTTGGCTTCCGCAAACTTCAATACCAAGTGGCGGCATAAATGGCAGTTATTGACTCAGGATCAGACAGCGCGGGCAAAGCAAACGTCGATGCGGCGTTTAACCTAAAAACAACGCTGCCACAAGTCACAACACCCGCTGGCGTTGTTGCTCCGCAATACGTGGGCGCTGCTCGGATGTTCTGCGAGAACGACCCCGGCACAATTAAAGGAACGGCTACATTAAAGTCGCCAGAAGTGTCGCAAGACTACCGGCTTCGCGTCGGTACTGATACTGTGCTGTTGGTTGACACGTTCAACGCAACCGCGCAAAACACAG